CAGCAGCCGTCGCTCCGAACAGCTACGTGGCGGCAGCTCCAGCAGCAGCTCCACAGGCGGTTCCGACGGGTCCAGTTCCGTATCAAGTGGGTACGAACTTCCCCCAAGCCGTTCCCCAGGCGGTCCCCAGTTACCAATCAAGCCCTACTCAGTTCGCCCCCCAATCCCCGACAACTTCGGAAGCCCCTCAACAGGGCAACCCATGGGAGTCGGCGTTCAACAAGGTGGTCGGACTCCTGAGCACTCCAGTCCAATCCCCTCTCCAGGGTCAACAGTCGCAAGCTCCGACTCAGTATTCCCAGGCGAATTACGGACAAGGCAGCAGCCAGGCTACGCCTCTATCGGTTCCGCAGACCTCGCAAGCCAGCCAGGTATCCTTGCCCAACTCTTCCCAAACCTCCTCGACACAATCGCAGGTAGATTTGGATCAGGTGGCGGACCTAGTAGGAATGAGTCAAGACAGCCGTCAGGTGATGGACGCATTCGGGATCGAGGCTCCAGCGGTACTAAACCAGTACGCAGTAAACCTCGAAGGAATGCTAAACGAGGCAGTTGAATGGGGTAATAGAGCAGCAGAAAATATTAAAGGATATGCAAAGTTTGCAGTTAATGAGCATAAAGAAAATTTAGCTTATAACGAGATTCTTACAAATCCAGATACTCTTAGCGACTATACATTGAAGTTCTTTGGCCCTAATGGACCACATCCAGTTTATGAGAATGAAGCACAACTTCAAACTCCTGGATACCCAACACAAGCTGTAGCAAAACCACAGCCTGGTCAAACTGAAATGCCAGCTCCTCCAACAGCAGCTGCACCACAACAGCCAGAAAATTTCTGGGGAAACTTTAATGAGCAAATGGCTCGTGACCCACAGAATGCTTGGAAAGTATTAAACCAAGCACAGCCACAAACAGTACAAAATAAACTGTTTGTAATGGAGTAATTGTTATTAACTACTAGCACAAATTTCTGTGTTAGTAGTTTATTAATAAGTAATAAATTACTCACTGTTAAAATACTAAGTTAGATAAGACATGCTCATGTCTAATTCTTTCACCCGTTAATAAAATCTACAGACATTGGAGGAATAAAACCAAGTGTTTATTGATAATGATTTCCCAAAAATTTTAGGGGCGGAGCTTTATAGACCGCATCCTGGATATATCGCAGAGATGGCAGTCGAACCAGTAGTGGTACACGACTTCACTCGCCAACCTGGACAAACGGTTCAGCTAGATCGTTACAAGTTCTGGGGATCTCCTGGCACAAAGGATAGCCGTGAGCGTGTAGCTGATCAAACTATTGGTACTGCTAATAGCCGTAATATCACAAAGGAAAAGGTACTTGTTGTACTTAAAGAGTACACAGGTCCTGCAGATCCTGGTGATGCTACTCAGTCAAGTACTTTCAAGATTGCAAGAGAAACTCTTGTAACAGCTCAACGTCTATTGCTTGACACAGGGAACCTTAATATGTTCCATCAGAGCATAGGTTCACTTACCCTTTTGGATGATTACAGACGTTGGAGAGACAGAGTATTCATTGATGAACTAGCTAAAGCAGAATCAAATGGTGCTGCTTCTACTAGCCAAGGTGGATATTTCTTTGCAGGTAGTAAGACAAAAGACTCTTCTGGAAGAATTGCATACACTTCAACAGAGTATGGCAATCAGATCCAGCAGTTCTCAGTTAAAACTGACTTACTAACTGTTGTTAAGGACTTACGTAAGCGTAACGTTCCTACTTATGCAGACGGTCTATATCGTTGCATCTGTGACCCAACATTCATGATGCACTTACGTCGTGACTCTGACTTCAGAGAAATCGCACGTTACTCTGGTGCTCCTGGACAAGGAATGTATATGGGCAACCCCATGATTCCTAACAACTCCAGTTTCTACATGGGTCCACAGGCTGGTCAGTCTTATTTCTTAGCTGGCGAACCTGTAATGCCAACAGGTGTACAGTTTGAAGGTGTTAAATTCTTCGAATCTACTAACTTCCCAACAAAAAATATAACTGCTACTTTCGATAATAGCTCTTATACTTCACAAGAAGTTGCTCAAGGTTATTTCTTCGGCCCTCAAGCAATTGGTGTTGGAATTGGTGGACCAAATGCACAAGTTCTTATTAATAATAATGATGACTTTAGCAGATTTATAATTCTGATTTGGCAGTTGTACGCTGGGTTTGAAGCTCTTAATAAAGACTTTGTTACCACCGCATTCAGCTTCTTATCTGATGACGGATCTATCTAATAGATAACAATTAACAACTCGTAGAAAAATACTTTTGGAGACATAAATGGCTTATTTATCGGCTAAAAAAATCTATCCAGGAAACTGGGCAGAGCCTCTCAATGGTTGGTATAAAAATATCGACTCAAATGATGATGGTACTAATGATAAAACTAAGGGCGGCCCAACATCTGTGTTGGCTGTCCCTGGTTGGCGTTATTTCCAGCAACGTGGATATGTTGAAGTTACAGGTAAAGCTGCTGCTGCATTCACTAGTGCTGACGTAATCGTTCCTTCACCATACAGAAACGACGATACACGTACTGACATCACAGGAATGGTTATTTCTGGTGATGCTCAAGGAACTAACGAAGGTCCTGCCTATATCTATAGAACTGCAGTTTCTGTAGCTAATGGTTGGGATGATGGAAGAGTTGCTTCTGGTGTATATACAGACACAGGAAATATAATTTCTTTTGGTAGAGATAACGGTGGAAACCCTGTTGCAGCTTCTGGATTAGGTGAAGGTCCTGCTCAAGCAAATATTGCTTCTACAGTTAATGGACCTAATGCAGGTGGTGCCGCTAACTCTGTTTACTACGCTGGTGGTGTCGCTGGTTACAGCTACAACCCACTCGTAACAGCAAGTGGTGTCAACGCAGGTGGTTCTGACAACCCTAATACTCCTTATAAAGCAATTACAGCTTCTACTACATTTAAAGTGTATGTAAAAGCTACTGCTAACGGAACAAGTGCAGCTTCTGCAGCTGATGGTCTATACATCTCTGATGCTGACGCTGATGCTGGAAGAAAAGGCTACATTGTAGTTGAAGCTTGCTATCTACGTCCTGATACAGCTCCTGGTTATGGTGATATTGAACAATATCTTACTAACCGTACTGTTTCTTAACTTTTGAGTTAAACTAGGATCAGAAAATAAAAATCTGGTCCTAATGACTACTCTTTTTAAACATAAAAAAACGGGTGCAAGAGTTAAAGTTATAAGTGAATTAAAAGACTCAAATGATTGCGACTATTTCATGGTAGAAGACCAGGATAGTCGCACTTTTTATGCTTACAATTATGAGTTAGAAGCAGATGTACAAGGTACAAAAAAAGTAAAAACATTACAAATTAAAGATAAAGCTTCTAAAGAAGAACCTCGTGATTTTCCTCCAGAAACACGTTTAAATATTAATGGTGCAACTCCTCAAATGATTGCAGATCATATCAAAGGAATAGGTGTTAAAACTGCTCGTGAAATTAAAGATTTACAAATGTCTTTATCAGGTGAACGATTTAATAATTTAGAACAATTAAAACAAATAAAAAGAGTAGATTGGGATTCTGTTTTTGCTGCTGATTTAATCCGAGTATAATTTTAATTAATAAGCATTCGTATTGTGCAACTATCTGACTTTGATAAAAGTAGGGTCAGGTATCACCTGGGATTTTTTACAGTTTCTGTACCAGCTGGTGATTATGCCAGATTGGAAGAAGCAATGAATACAATTCCAGATTCTTATTTTTATGACAAGATAGCTGTTCAAATTGGACGTTGTGATACCGCTGAAAAGAAAACTGAAGTAGCAACTTCTCCATCAACAAGATTGGAAAGTATTGCTGGTGACGTTGATAGAACTATTAAATCTAGTAATGCAAAAGAAGCATTAAAAGTTTGGGATGATATTTATCTTTATGAAACAAATAGACTTGCTGCTATTTTGTATGTTCCTAACTTTAAAGATCCAACACAAGCTAGATATAGATATGACAGATCTGGAGCAGAATTTATTCAAGCATTACCAGGTCCAGCAGATACAGCTGTAGGTTCTCGTATGGTTTTATCTGAGGTATGGAGATAATGCAATTAGCAGGACAAGAACCTTGGGGACAAATCTTAAATGACATCCTAAGTAAAGAAGAACAAAAAGAAAAGAATCATATCCTTGAAGAAGGAGAAGAAGCTGAACGAAAATTTGAAAGAATGCTAGATAAATAAAGAATATATAGCAGTAGAATTAAAGAAAATTAGTGTGAATAAAAGTGTCATCAACCTCTACTAATAAACAACCGCTATTAGTTGATCGTCCATTATTTGATTCAGTAAGAATAACGACTCAAACTGTTGGTCAAGAATCTACTAATACTTTATTTGTTCAAGGTGGTCAAGCTCCATCTATTCTTGTTGATATGGATGCAGCTTCAAGTGACGATAATAATAATGGAGGAGTTATTGATTCTATTCAAATCACTAGAAATGATTTTTATCGTGGAAATGATTATGTATTAGATTCAACAACATCAGGAACTGCAGCATCTTTTGTAAGTGGACAAATTATATATGCAAAAGATTCTCAACAATCTGCTGTAACTGCAGTTAAAAATGCTGGAAATAAATATTATGAATATAAAGGATCAGCATCAGTTACAGGTTTAATTAGTGCTTTTGATTTTACAAATACTGCAACAACAACTGGTTACACAGATTTAGGTCTTGTTCGTGGACAACAACCTGAAGTTACTTTTGTTTTCTATCAAACAAGAGGAACTACAACACCTATTCCTGCATCTGGTGATTACAATATTCTTTTTGCTAAAACAGTACCTGCTGAAACTGCTGTTTGTGATTGTTCAGATGTAATGCCTCATTTAGCAACTCCAGGTATTCATTCTTCATATGCTTCATCTACTGGAGATACAAGAGCAGGATTACCTGTAAGAAACAGAGGTATTTATTTAGAACGTGGTGATCGTTTATATGTAGGTGTTTATGCAGAAGGTAATAATGGAGCTGGATATGCTGCTGGTGCAAACATAACTGCTCAAGGTGGATTTTTCTAATGGTTAGTGGATTCGGAAGCTTTTCTACTTTCGATAAAAAATTCAAAGATAATGCTTATAAATTTAAACCTATAAAAAACGAATTTGGAGGAAGTAGTCCTGAGTCGTTATATACAGTTAATAGAGAATCATGCTGGGCAAGGTGGAGAAGAGGCTTTGAATTAGCTACAGCGTCGTTATATCACAACTCATTTGATTATCCCTTTAAGTATCGTATTCCGCTTCCTACAGGCGTTCCTGGAGCCTCTGGAAACGCTCCTGCTATTCCAGGTATCTTTAGAGGTTTTCCTACTAAGAATAAAGAACTAGGTTGTCATTGGGCAGGTGTACGTGTAGCAGGTAGTCTTCGATTTGATAATGTCTTAGATAGTAGTAATGTTCGAGCATCTATTGCTTCAGTAACAGAAGATAATGAATTTTGGTATGTACAACTTTCAGGAACTTGGAGTTCAACTAATCCTCTCCCAGCTCCTTTATTTATTCCTATTGCAGGTACAGATGGAATTAAACCTACTAATGGTGAGGTAATAGAAGATCGTATTATTGAACCCGAAGGAGTTCCTATTAATCGAGGAACAATTAATCCAAATACACAGACTCGATATGGGTATGTACAAGCTGTTTTAGCTGATGTCAATCCAAATACAGGTTTATTAAAACTTAGAAAACGTGGATCTGTAGAAGCGACTCCTGACCAAGTATTAGTTACACCAGCAACTAGACCTCCTAATGTTGGTCGTTATTTTATGACAGGTACTAGATACTATTGCACTTGTCAGGATTTTACTCGTCGTCAGTATGCTTATATATCATCCTTGGGTCAAAGGTCAGGTCCAAGATTTCCAAAAACAGGAGTAGCAACTTTAAAACCTGGACGTTACGAAGTTATGACGGATGCAGGAAGAGTTGCTAACCAAGCAATGACTAATGCTTTAACTAACAGGCAATTAGAAATTGTTGCACCTACTGTTGAATATGAAATACCTCCTACAACTGCTGCAACAAGTAGTACAAAGATTGGAGCAACTAGAGATAACCCAGGTGTATTTAGCGACTTTGGTGGAGTATATCTAAGAAGTGGAGCTGATCCTTCTTTACCTGGAGCAAGATCAGAAGGTTTACCTGACTTTGAAGATTACAAAGCAAAGAATAATGTTATTACTTCTTTGACTGACAGGTGGAGTCCAACATTAGATGAATTCAGATATTGTAAACATATCTATTCAATGAAATATGAAGAAGGCGTATTTCCTCC